ATTCGGTGACCATCGCGGCCGACTCGATCGCCGTGAACCTGAAGGCCAACGGCGGAATCAGCATCGAGGCCGTCAACGGGCTTTACGTGAACACGGGCGAGGGGATCGCGAACGTCGGCGGCGACCTCGAACCCCGCCTCGAGGCGTCGAACGCGACCCTCGACAAAACCCTCGGCGGTTCGAACAATGAGCTGGGCGTTCGGTTCGCCGCGGTGTCCGGCCTCGAGTCGGTGGCCGCCGGCCTACAGATCAACACCGACGACGTTACGATCGAGAAGACCGCCGTGACTGGCGATCTGAAGGTAGTCGGCGGGAGCATCGATACCACGCAGCTCGCGGCCGGTGCGGTCAGCCTGGACAAGGTCTCCTGGCGGCCAAACTACGAGAAGTTCACCGGAGACGGCGGAACGGCATCCTGGGCCCTGGCCGAGGTCGTCGACGCCAGCCACTACAAGCAGGTCGCAGCCTACCGGAACGGCGCTCGGATCGAGTACGTCGCTGCCGCTCCGACTGGTACCGACCAGTACATGATCTCCGAGGCTGGCGGCGTGACCTACATCACGATCGGCTCCAACCTGCCGAGCGACGAAACCATTCAGGTCGACTACGTCTACGATCCGTGATCCGTAGCGGCCGCATAGGAAGGGGACCATGTTCGTAATCCGAATCAAGGTAAAGGATACCATCGGGATTATCGTGGCCGATGAGTTCGGGAAGGACCCGATCCTTCCCGGATTCGTCCGGGCCAGCGGCGTCCGATTCGGGGTGTCCGAGACGGCAGTCGAAAACTTCCAGTCCAACGCGATCTCCATGCTGGCGGCTGACGTTGTCCAGGTCGTCGAGGGCGACTTGGTTCAGCCACCTCCGGCCGAGGCCGAGAAGGACAACGGCGGCGACAAGCCGATCCCGATCGAGAAGGCCAAGGAGGCCAAGGGGGCGCCGGCGGCCAAGGGCAAGCAATGACATGGCCCCGACGCAGCAGACGATCTCGGGACCCGACGACCTCGACCGCGCCGAGCTGATCGTCCAGGTCCGGCGCGCGCAGGCCAACCTCGACGAATGGATCCGGCGCCAGGTCCTCCAAAACAATCGCGTCGATATCCTCGCCCGAGAGGTCCTCGGCTACGATGTTGCTCCGCATCATTTCGCTATGATGCGGTTCCAACTGCTCCACAAAAAAACCCTCCAGCTCGCCTTCCGAGGGGCCGGAAAAACCACCGTCCTGACTGTAGTTAGGATTATTTACGAAATAATAAAGAATCCGAATATCAGGATTCTTATTGCTTCAAAAACCCTCGGCTACGCGCAGGGCATTCTCCGGGAAATCAAAGCCCACCTCGAATCGAACGAAGAGCTTCGGCGGATCTTCGGGGACTTCGTTTCGGAGGAAAAGTGGGACACGTCCGAGATCCTCGTGAAGGGCCGGACCTCGAAGGCGAAGGAGTCCACGGTCACATGCCTCGGGCTCGGCGGCCAGATCACGGGCCCCCACTTCGACATGATCTTCGCCGACGACCTGATCGACGAGAACAACTCCAGGACCGCCTACATGCGGAACCTGATCCTCGTGTGGTGGGGCAAGACCCTGGACCCGACCCTCGAGCCTCATGGGGAGCTTCACGTCGTCGGGACCCGCTACCACTACGACGACATCTACGGCCACCTCGAGAAAAAAGACATGAAGGGCCGAACCCAGGTCATCCGGGCCCTGGACGAGCAGGGCCGATCGGCCTGGCCCGAGAAGTATTCGGCCGAGTGGTTCGCCGAGAAGCGCGAGACGAAGGGCGTGATCATCTTCAACTCGCAGTACCAGTGCGACACCGAGGCCATGAAGGGCGAGATCTTTCAATATGACTGGATGACCGAGGTCGAGCCTTCCGACGTTCCGAGCGAGGGCCCGGTCTACTACGGCGTCGACCTGGCGATCAAGAAAGAGGATCGACACGATTCCTTCGCCATGGTGGGGATCAAGGTCACGAAGGATCGGCGGATCTGGATCCTGGATAGCTTCAAGCGACGGCTGGGTTTCTCCGAGCAGACCGAGAAGATCCGGGAATGGTGGCGGTCCGGTGTGAACGGCTGGGCGTCGCGTGGTAGCCTGGTCGAAGCTGGTATCGAGAACAACGCGTACCAGGAAGCCCAACCCCAGCAGCTCGAGGAGGTCGACCAGGCGATCAACATCCGGCGGATCCACACGTCGAAAGACAAGTATACCCGCGGGATCAAGCTGGCGGCCTACTTCTCGGGCGATCGGGTGCGGATCGTGAAGGGCCAGTCAAAGCTCATCGAGGAGCTGGTCCTGTTCAAAGGCGAGCCGAAGGGCATCGACGATCTGTTCGACGCCCTCGATCACGCCGTCTACTGCGCATTCCATCGAAAGCGTAGGCGACAGCGAAAAGAGGAGCCGGGGCTGTTATGAGCGAACAAGCCGTTTCCGAAGTCCAGCCCGAGGCGAATGCCAGCAACCTGCGCAAGGTGAAGGCGCTGGCGTTCCCTGTCATGAAGGAGGTCGAGCCGGCGCCCCCCGAGGCGTCGAAGGCCGAAGAACACTGGAAGGATCTGCTCGGCGCAGAGCGAATCATCAGCCCGCCCTACGAGCTGTTGAAGCTGGCGCTCATGCCGGAGTACTCGAGCGAAATGCGCCCGGCCGTCGACTCCATGGTCCAGAATGTCGTCGGCTACGGCTGGCAGCTCCACGTCTGCAAGGCGTTCGGCGACGTCGAGGACAGCCTCGAGGGCAAGATCGACGAGGAGTTCGAGCGGCTCGACGAGTTCCTGCGCTACGGATCGCACGACGGGATCTCGCTGACCGAGACCAGGCGGCGGCTCTGGTTCGACAAGGAGACGACCGGAAACTCCTACCTCGAGGTCATCCCAAACTCGCAAGGCGTTCCGCAGGGTTACCGCCACGTCCCGGCCTATCAAATGCGAATCGGAAAACTCGACGACGAGTGGACCCCCTACGATGACTTTCGGATCATCGGGAAGGGCGACAAGCGGCGGATCGTGCGGCGACCGAGGAAGCGGCGGTTCCGGAGATTCGTCCAGCATTTTGTGACTGTGGGCGAGTCGAAGGCCGTCTGGTTCAAGGAGCTGGAGGACCCGCGGCCGATCTCCGTGCGGGACGGAACCGTCCTGAAGGGGTCCGACGCGCAGAATCCCTCGCTCATGGCGAGCCCGATGATCTTCAACCGGATCTATTCGTCCCGGACACCCTACGGCGTGCCGCGCTACATGGGAGCGTTCCTGGCCCTGCTCGGGTCCAGGGAGGCCGAGTCGATCAACTTCAAGACCCTGCGAAATAACAACATCCCGTCAATGATGCTGCTCGTGTCCAACGGCGAGCTGACGCAGGGCACGATCAACCGGATCAACGACTTCGTTCGCTCGAATATCCAGGCGCAGGACAACTACTCGCGGTTCCTGGTCATCGAGGCCGACCCCGACGCCGAGGACGGCGGGCAAGTGAAGATCGAGGCGAAAGAGCTTTCCGCTGCGCAGAAGACCGACGCCATGTTCACCGAGTACGACAAGACGAACGCCGACAAGACCCGGCGAGCCTGGCGCCTGACCCCGATCCACGTCGGGAAGTCCGACGACTACACGCGGGCCACGGCCGACACCTCGAGGCGGCTCTCCGAGGAGCAGGTCTTCGCCCCGGAACGGACCGAGGACGATCACGTCTGGAATCGGCTGCTCGTCCGGATGGGCATGCTTTACCACGAGTTCCAAACGAACAGCCCGAACGTGACCGACGACGCGCACCTGATCAAGGTCATGGCCGCGGCCGAACGCTCCGGCGGGATGACCCCGCGGATCTGTCGGCAGATCCTGGTCGATATCTTGGGCCGAACGATTCCGGCCATGGACGACTCGGTTCCCCTCGACGTGCCCTACTCCCTACAAATGGCCGACGCTGTGAAAAACAAGGCAGACCCGTCCGTCCCGGGGCAGCAGGTCACAGCCGAGAAGGCCGCCGGGTCCCTGCTCGAGTTCCGGGATCAGTGGCTCGAGGCCCTGGTCCGCAAGGAGCGAGCGCTCTCGGCCGGGCTCATGCCGGGGCTGCGACTCGATCCAGGCCTGGCAGCTCAGGTCGCGACCGGGACCGTCGAGGTATTCGACCTCGAGGAGGCCGCCGAGACCTCGGGCCGGGTCTTTGCCCTGGTCGACGACTCGCATGCCCTGGCCGTCCTCGAGCTGGGCGATCCCGAGCCCGTCGAGAAGGGCCACCGCTACGAGGTCGTCACCTGCGAGGCGATCGAGCCAACCCCCTACCGGTCGACGGCTGACCAGACCGGGAGCTTCCTGGACGACGTGGAGATCGGATGACCTGGGCCGTACCAGGGCAGGCAAGGGGCCAAGGGCGGCTCACAGCGGCCTTCGGCCCCGCGGCCGTGGCCCGAGCCCTCGTGCGGACCGAGGCCGTCCTGTCGAAGGCTACGGCCGTTTCCCATGCCTCTCGGATTCGTACCCTCCAGGACCGACTCTACCGGGCCTCGCTGGCCGAATGGAACGAGACGGCTCGAGGCGCCATCGCCCGGACCCTCGCGACGACGCCGAACCCGAAGGAGCCCTGGACCGCGGACGACGCGGACCGGATCGCCGACCGGCTGATCAACAATTTCCGGGGCTGGATGAGCCGAGACCTGCAAAAGCTGGTCGGCGAGGTGAACGAGGAGATCTACGGCTCGGCGAAGTCGCTCGCCTTGAACCGGGTCGCGGGGCACCCGGCCTACCAGGAGCCCGTGATCAAGGTCGAGATCGAGTGGTTGTCTACCGTTCCGAAGGGGACACCGGTCGAGGCGATCCCGAGCTTCACGTCTATCGACTACGCTGCGATCGGATACTACAACGAGACGCAAGTATTCTGGATGAAAGAGCATTTCGACTCGGCGACAGTCGCAAAGATCCGACTGGCGGCAAAGAAGGAGCTGCGCGGTAAGACCGGCGTGGAGGCGGGCCGGTCCCTGCGAGTCATGTCCGAGAAGGCCTTCGGCGTCGGGGCCTTCTCCGAGATGGGAAAGGACTACTTCTACGGCGTCGCTGTGAACGCCTCGACCACGGCCCGGGTCTCGGGCTCGATTCGGACCTTCGCTCAACTCGGCGTGACCCGCTACGAGATCGTGAACCCCATGGACGAGCGGACGACAGATATCTGCTCGCACATGCACGGGAAAACGATGGAGGTGAAGGACGCCGTCAGCACGCTCGACCAGCTCGTCGCGGCGAAGACCCCGGCGCAGGTCAAGCAGATCCACGGCTGGCACCCGCACGACTTCAAGCAGCGGTTCGCGTCCATGGGGGTCCCGATCGTGCCCGGGAAGGACTTCCCCTCGGGCTCCTCGGCGAAGGTGGCCGCGGGCGGGTTCGCGTTCCCGCCGTTTCACTTCCGGTGCCGGAGCACGGTCGACGTCTCGACGGCGACGGTCTACGTGCCGCAGACGATCCCGACGCCGAAGATCCCGAAGCCCGTGATCCCGAAGCCGAAGGCCCCGAAGCCTGTGACCCCGCCGACCGTCCTGCCCCCGACGCCGAAGCCGGTTCCGCCTCCTCCGACCCCGCCGCAGGCCGCGGTCTTCCCGCATAGCCTGGACGACATGAAAGCCCTCCCATCGGGCGGACTCGGCGGGATGCACTCGAAGGTTTTGCTCGAGGCTCCGGACGGCTCGAGATGGCTCTACAAGCCCTATACACACCGCAAGATCGGCGGGATGGATCAGTCGTTCCGGGCGTGGGGCGACAAGGCCGCGAGCGACTTCGCGGCAGCGATCGACTTCCCCGGGGCCGAGGTCCACGTTGTGACCCTGCCGGCCGATCACGCTGGACTCTCGGCGATGGGGATGCGCGGGAAGCCGGTCCTCGGCTCGATCCAGCGGATGGCCGACGACATTACGGGCGAGATCGGGGCGACGAGCCTCGAGACCCTATCCTCGAGGCAGCTCCTCCACGCGCAGAAGGAGCACGTCTACGACTGGCTGATCTCGAACCACGACGGCCACGGGGCGAACCTGCTCATGACGAAGCAGGGCGGGCTCTTCGGGATCGACAAGGGCCAGACGTTCCGATACTTCGGCCGCGACTCGCTCTGGTTCGACTACAACCCGAACAGCAACTACGGCGTGGTTTCCTACTACAATCAGCAGTTTAGGCGATACGCCGAAGGCGCTGCCGGTCGAGAGTTCGAGCTGCTCGGCCCGAAGGCCAACGCACAGCTCCGGCAGTTCATCACGCAGATCCAGGACATGGGCGATGACCAGTTCCTGGCGATCTTCAACACCTATGCCGACGAGGCCTCGAAAGCGGGCGTTCGCTGGGCGGGTATGGGCCGCGACGAGTTCCTGCAAGCGCTCCTCCAGCGAAAGAAAAACCTCCTCAAGGAGTTCGACAAGTTCTACGGCCAGCTCGAGCAGGCCCGCCGGAAGGCGCTCGGGATCGTGGGCCCAGCCCCAAAGAAGCCCCGGGCTCCGGCGACCTTCACGAAGCTAACCGGGAAGTTCACGAAGGAAGTCCACGAGAGCGGGCTCCACGGCAAGTCGGCGTTTGTCGGCGACGTCCACGGCGTCGAGGGCGGGAACGTCCTCTACTACGGCATGCGCGGCGACGGAACGATCGCCGAGCTGTATCTGACGGAAGCGGGTCATGTCCGCTTCATGGAAGCGATCGGCGAGGCCAGCACGGCCCGGCTCTCGATGCCAAGCGTCGCGGCAGACCCCTACTTCGACAACGCCCTGAAGGTCACGAAGTCGCTCGTCGCCCACCTCGGCGACGAAGCGCACCACGTCTTTGACGGCAAGATCCCGCCGCACACCTGGACCCTGCTCCGCGAGACGTGGGAATCCGTGGACGCAGCGGTCGAAGCTGGCATGGACAATGCCGCCCACTACCTGAAACACCTCCAGACCCTGACCGGACTCCAGTCGAAGCCGCTGCAAACGGCGACACCGGTGGTCGAGAAGATCCTCGCAGACAACGCCAAGGCGTTCGTCAAGGCCGGGAAGCAGCTCAAGAGATACGCCCCTCCGTCGTCGCCGACCCCGGCGCTCGGCAAGGCCGGCTCGAGCGCTGGAAAGAAGGGCGCCAAGGCTTTCGACACGAGCAAGGTCCCGACCCGGGAGTGGAACGTCCGGCTCGAGGACGGGCAAGTCCGTTTCGTGTCCTTCCAGGGCGAAGTTCGAGGGTCCGGCGGCGCCGAGATGATCACGATCAACGTGAAGGGGACGAGTCGACCGGTTCGCCTCGAGTATATCCGTCGCGGCGACAGCAACCTGCGCTCGAAGGAAGGCCGGCTCCGGCTGGTCCTGGACAAGGATTCTGCGAAGCTGAAACCGAAAGACTTGAAGGAAGTAAACGAGATCCTCGAGCAGTTCGGGGTCCGGTCACAGCTCGCAGCGAAAGAAGACCTCGAGGCGATCTACCTCATGAAGGTGACCCGGGCGGCGAAGCTCTCGAAGTCGCCCGAGTTTGCGGTCGCCGAGGGGATGACCTCCTCCGAGATCATCGACAAGCTCGGCAAGGCCTGGTCGAAGCGGCTCGGCGTCAAAGACGTCCGGAAGATCAAGCCCTACCAGTGGAAGCCGGTCCTCGACCAGGGTCGAGCCGAATACGGCAAGGGTTGGTGGAAGCGATTCGATATCACGAAAAAAGACCTCGACAAACACGGACTTACGCTCGACCATTCGCTGTGGCACGGTAGCCCGGTCCAGTTTTTCGAGCAGGTCCTACCGGGGAAAACGCACGCGCTGATCACGACCGAAATGAAGCAGCGGATCGGGATACCCCTCGCCGGGATGAGTCCCGAGTCGGATATGGCGACCGGTGGCGCGAGGTACGCGTTCACGCGGGTTCGGTCCCGAAACTTCGGCGACTATCAGCAGATCCGGTCCAGGAATATCCGATTCTCGAACGAGGTCATGCTCGATGCCGATGCGATCGCGTATAACTCCGACGAGTACGGGAACACGGCCTATTTTTGGGAGAAACATCAGCCGGGCGTGGCAGAATTTCGTGGGATGGTCAACCGAAGTTCGAACGAGATGATCATCCAAAACCACTTATCTTTCGACCACATCGAGGAGATCGGCTCGCCGACCCACCTCGAAAAGGAAAAGCTGATCGAGCTGTTCAAGCGCCACGGAATCGAGGACCTCGGCGGCCGCAAGCTCGACGACGTGATCAAGGTCGGCTCGGGGTATTGATGGCAGTTGACACCGGACCGTTTCGAAAGTGGCTCGCCCGACAGCCCGGCTCTGCGTTTACCGTGAAGCTCGAGGGGCCGGAGTTCGACGAGGTCGTGTGTGCGGACTGGAATCTAACCGGGGCCGAGTTCCGCTACTGCCTCGCCTTCGACGAGCGGATCCACGCCACGAACCTGCGAAAGATTCGCCGGGACGGCGAGGACTGGATCCTCGAGACTGACGGGGCGACCTTGCGGATCGGCTATCTGTGGTCGAAGGATCAACGCCGCGTCCTCGACCAGTGGACCGAGGATCGGCCGGACGATCTCCAGATCCGGCCGCCTCCAGCGGAGGCATGACGTGGCCCGATACCGCTATCTGTGGATCGCCGTGGCGGACCGAGAAAACCGCTATACCGACGTCGGATTCGTCCTGCGGTCCGGCTCGAAGCGGGTCGAATGGATCGAGCGGCCCGGCTACGAGGGCACGGCTCCTCATGTCCAGCGCATGATCGGCGCTGCCCTTGGTTCCGGCTCCGTGGAGGGATTCTGGACCTACCTCCAGGACCGGGGCATAGGTAGCTCGTCGTCCGTCGCGGACGAGCGGAAGATCGAGGCCGCGACGTGGGACCAAGCGGTTGAGAAGATCCTGGCCCGAGCGGACCAGGTTTCGCACAGGGAGTGAGCATGGACACGAACGAGAAGCGGATCCAGCTCTCGCCGAACCTGAACCCCTCCAGCGAGACGACCGAGGACCTGGTCCGGGCCCATTGGGACCTCCACCTCCTCTACCGGAAGCTCGAGCCCGGGAAGGGCTGGACTCGAGAGGACGTGGTCAACGTCCACGCCATGGTCGTCGACGAGCTTTACGAGCGGAAGGTGAAGCATCCCGCACCGCCAGACGAAGGCCTCGACGATCGCTCCGAGGACTTCGAGCAGCACGCCGAGCGTAACCTGGACTGGACCGAGCCCGTCCGAAAGGCCTGTGACCCGGACCGCGACCTGGCCATCGTTCACGGTTCCGGGGCCGACGACGGGCCCGAGATCACAGTCGACCAGGTCCTTCCGCACCTGAAGGACTTTCGTCTCCGCTCGCCCTACATCTACCTCGTCGGCGGTCTCGCTGTTCACGGGCGCACCCGCGGGGACATCGACATTCTCATCCGAGACACCGAGGAGATCCCCGAGGCGCTGAAACACACGCTCCACTTCCGGCTCGGCCGGGCCCTGCCCCCCGAATTGTCGAGTCGCCTCCAGGTCCATTTCGACAAGTATCACGGGCCCTTCACAGACAACGTGCCCCTTTACAACCTCCTCCTCGAGCGAACGAACCTGACGAACGAGGTCGTCGCCATGCGAGAGGAAGTCGAGGTCGAGAAGTTCTGGAAGCCGTTCTCGAGCCCGGGCGGAAAATTCTCCTGGCTCCCTGTGCTCATGAAGCTGATCCCGGGTCACAAAACCTACGTCGAGCCCTACGCCGGATCGGCGACCCTGTTCTGGCGAAAGAAGCCGAGCGAGAAGGAGGTCCTATCGGACATCGACGAGGGCGTGTTCTCGATCTACTCGTTCCTGAAGAGCGGATCCGACGCCGACTTCGAGTGGCTCCGAAAGCAGAGCTTCGCCAGGACCGAGGCGCAGTTCGCCAAGGTCAAGGCCATGAAGCCGCGGAGCCTGCGGGAGCGGGCCTACCGCTACAAGTACCTCCGGCTCATGTCGTTGCGGTCTGCTGGAAAGAAGCTCAACACGAGCCCGGGGACCTCGCTGACGGGTACTTCGTTCCTGGCCTCGCTCGAGAAGTACCGCGAGCGGCTGGCGAAGGTGACGGTCCTACAGAAGGACGGACTCGAGGTCATCCGGCAGTTCGACGGGCCGGATACGTTCTTCTATATCGACCCGCCCTGGAAAGACCTCGCTGCTGACCTCGAACACTGGGATCGGTGGGACGGCGAGAAGTTCGCCAAGGGCGTCCAGGACCTGAAGGGCAAGGCGCTGATCTCCTACCAGGGAGCGCTCGACCTCGGCGAGAAGTGGTCGGAGCGGAAGGTTTCGATCACGATCCCCGGCTACCTGAACTCCTCGAAGCAGAGCCTCTACCGAAACTACGTCCACAAGGCCGAATGCGACCTCGAGGTCGAGGCGGGCGTCGAGAAGGCGATCTGGTCGAGCCCCGGAGGCAAGGCCTCGCTGGCCTCGAAGCTGGCCGGGATGCTCCCGGACCACGGGACCTACGTCGAACCATTCTGCGGATCCGCGTCGGTCCTGTTCGCAAAGAAACGCTCGAAGACCGAGGTCCTGAACGACGCCGACGAGCGCATCATCGAGGCGTTCCGGATCGTCCAGGGCCTGTCGGCGCAGCAGTGGGACCAGCTTGCGAAGCTGGACTGGACCGGGAAGGAGTCGACCTACAAGGCGGTCCTGGCGTCGAGCCCGAGCACCGACGTCGAAAAGCTCCACAAGTTCCTGTATGTAGGGGTCTTCTCGTTCGCAAAGAAGTGGGGGGCCGGATTCAATCACAGCTACAACGGCAACACCTCGAGCCGGGCAGCGACGGCCCGGAAGCTGGCCGAACGGCTCGAGGGCGTCAAGCTCCGGTGCGGAGACTATGCCGAGGTCATCCGGAAGTTCGACGGGCCCGAGACCGTGTTCTTCCTCGACCCGCCCTACGCGGGCCACGACGTGAAGATCGGCGAGAAGGCCTTCGATGAGGAGAAGTTTTTCGACGTCCTGACCAGCATCAAAGGCAAGTGGGTCTTGACCTACGGGACCCGCGGAAAACTGCCGGGCATGCTGCGGAAGGAGGGCTACCGGATCCGGCGAATGGGCGGGAACCGAGCGCTCCACCTGCCGAAGGAGCGGGAAGGCTCCTACCAGAATCTCGTCGTGACCAATTTCCAGGCGCTTTCGAAGCAGCTCGAGGAGATCCCCGAGGAGATCCTCGTGGCCCTCGAAAAGCAGGACGCCAGGGCCGCGTCGCCGAAGTTCCGGTCACAGGCCGAGCGGGCCGAGCGCTCCGACAAGCTGACCCTCGGCGAGTTTTTCTACATGCCGAAGCCGACCATGCCGGCGTTTCCCGAGGAGCTGCAAACCCTGGATCGGTTCCTCGCTCTGTATCGAGAGCGGGAAAGCTGGCTCCCGGCGGTCGCTCAAAAGAAATACGACGGGGCGCGGCACCAGATCCACCGGGACGGCGACACGGTCCGGATCATGTCCGAGGACGGCGAAGACAACACCGACCGGCTCCCGAAGACCGTGGCCGAGGTCAAAGCCCTGAAGGCGAAGCAGTTCGTCCTCGACGTCGAGATCGAGGCGTGGGACGGGCGCCAGCACCTGCCGCGAGAGGTCGTCTCCGCGTACCTCCACGAGAAGGGCGAGGCCGATGACAGCCACCTCGTGGCCAACGTGTTCGACGTGCTTTACCTCGACGGCGACGTCCACAAGGAGCCGCTCGACGACCGTCTCGACAAGCTCGGGGGGCTCGGCATCCGCCAGAGCACGATGAGGGCACCGAATCTCGCTCACAGGCTGAATGCTGCCCCCGGGGTAGCCGTGGATACCCCTGGCGACCTCGAACGCGCTGTGAGGCGAATCAGGCGCCTTCCTGGCAGCGAAGGCGCTGTGGTGAAGCAGCGGGAGTCCGGCTACCGGTTGAAGGTGGCCACGGCCGACCGGTGGGTCAAGTTCCGGAACACCACGACGATCAAGGGCGTGGTGACCGGCCGGACGCGGACGAAGGGCGGGGTGTGGGTCTACGGCTACGGCGTCCTGCCCGGCAAGCTGCGGCCAGCGAAAACCGTCGAGGCCGGCGGCCGCAAGGTCGCTCCGGTCGGCGACACGTTCGCTACGGGGCAGTCGTTCGACGTGGGCGACGTCGTCCTGATCGAGGCCGGCAGCGTGAACCTGACCAGGAAGGGCGACGAGGTCGAGATCACAGCGTGGGTTCCCCGGCTGATCGGGCCGGCGAAGGGCGCAGACACGATCGAGGCCGCGGCGTCCCGGGCTCGCTCCGACCTGGTCCTCCAGGAGAAGGTCGTCGGCGAGGGCGGGAAAGTTACCTACAAGCCGACTCGTAAGGCCGTCGAGATCAGCAAGGCGAAGACCGTTGGCGATTGGATGATCGAGGCCGGCCCCCCGAACGAGTGGTCGGGCGCGGTGGCCGGGATCCTCGGTCCGCAGCTCCGAGGCCAGATCGAGCGAGTCTGGCGGGCGCTTTCGAAACCGTGGCGGAAGCGTGTCCTCAACGCCTTCCACCGCATGTTCGAGGCGCAGGACGTCGCCATGGATCTGGACGACGAGATCGAGCGGCTCGGGATCCTGCCCATGTCGAAGCAGGCCGACCCCTACCTCGAGATCCCCGACGAGGACGGGACCTACCGATTCACCGTCCAGCATCACCACCGCGGGAAGAGCCTACACGCCGATCTCCGGATCGAGCTGGACTCGAAGCGGCTGCTCGGCTGGACCTTCAACACGCAGATCGCCGGCGCGATCAAGGAGCCTGTCGAGACCCTCGAGCAGGCGAGGGCGGCGGCTCGCCGCATGGACGAGGTGAGCAAGGTCAACTGGCGGACCGGGGAGTGGGCGAAGCGGGAACGCCGCGGCACCGACAAGCCGGTGACGACGCAGATCCTGTGCGAGCGGAAGGCCCCCGAGCCACACGCCTGGCTCGACGTCGAGGGCAAGACCAAGGAGCCCGAAGAGGGCGACAAGCCCCCGGTCGGCGGGACTCGACACTATCCCGGGGTCTTCCTGATCGTGGACAAGGGGACGATCGAGTACGGTGCTCAGAAGCCCTGGTTCCACGAGTATTTCGTCCGCGGCCAGGGCACCCGGACCCGGCTGATCTTGCGGCAGCTCAAACTCGGCTCCGAGGTCGAGAAGGCGCTGCCCCCGTCCGAGCCCGAAGCCGGCGCGGCCGACAAGGCAAACTGGCATGCGATCAAGCCAGACGATCAGCAGCCGTATGTCCTGGACCGTGACGCGGTCACGAAGGCCTGGATCCCTCCTGTCGGCGTGTCGGCGCTCCCGAAGGCCGTCCGGTCGCAGATCCCCGAGCGGTTCCGCTACTGGCGGCAGAAGACGAAGGCCGCCGTCCGCAAGGTTCGGGACGAGCTGGTCGAGGCGATCAAGCGCAAGGAGGTCAAGCTCGATTACTCGGCTCCCTACAAGCGGGCTGTGACCAAGGCGTCGACGAGCGACGCTCGCTTCGTCCTCCAGGAGCAGAGCTGGCGGGGCCCGATCCAGATCCGGGTCGGACCCTCGAAGCGGCTATGGTGGCTCCGGCTGGATATCGGCCGGCCCGAGCTGGTCGTCCTCCGGCTCTACAACAATCCGCTCGATAACGACCAGGTCGCGGCCCGCCTCGAGCACGATCGACACCGAGACTCGATGACCACCGAGGGCGACCTGAAACCGGGCCACTACCTGAACCCGACGAAGGAGACTCCGAGCCACCTCGAGATCCTCGACTCGGGAAAGGCAGAGGTCCTGTCGATCTCCGGCTCCTACCTGAAGGTCCGCATTCGTGGGAAGAAACTTTCCGGGCTCTACGGAGCTACCCGTAACAACGGGGAGTGGCTGTGGGCTCCGACCGAGGAAGGACCCGCGGTCGAGAAGTATCTCGTAGAAATGCAGGTCGAGATCCAGAAAGTTGAGAAATGGAAACGACTTGCGACCGGGATCGTCCTCGAGCCCGACGAGGTCGACGCTCAGAAGGATTGGGAGCGAGCAGCGACGATCGAGCGGGCAGCTCACAAGTTCCTGGCGAAGTACAATCGCGAGACCAAGCTCGGCCTCATGCACCGGATTTTCGGGATGAATGGGCTCGAGCTGGTCGAATCTTGGATCGCCCCGGCCGACCTGGTCATCGGCAAGGAGAAGGTCAAAAAAGGGACCTGGCTCATGACCGTGAAGGTAGTCGATGACCAGGTCTGGCAGGACGTCCTCGATCGGAAGATCACCGGGTTTTCGATCGGAGGCGTTGCTACCGTGGCAAGTTAGGGGGTTGTGACCGGTCACAGCTTGTGGTTAGGATAAGTTCGCAATGGCCACCCCGCCCAAAAATCCCAAAGCCCGAGAGCTGCTCGACCTGGACGTGGACGAGGTGAGCCTGGTCGACAGAGCGGCCAACCGCAGGAAATTCCTCGTGATCAAACGACTGGAGGAGGATGACATGGGTTCCTTCGAGGACGGCAAGGAGACCACCGAGACCACCGAGACGACCGAGACGACCACGGAAAAGGCCGACGACAAGGCCGAGACCTCCGGGACCGAGACCCCCTCCGGGACCGAAGAGACGACCACCGAGAAGGCCAAGGACAAGGACGACGAGAAGGCCAAGGGCAAGGAAGAGAAGGCCGAGAAGGCCGTCGACGAAGCCCTGAAGGCGGCGATCGGGAAGGTCGTCCCGTGGATGAAGAAAATGGGCAAGGGCCCCGGCGCCCCGACCGACGAGATCGGCACGGTCGCCACGTTCCTCGGCAAGGTGGCCGCGGGCAGCTACCCGAGCCCCGAAGCCGGCGAGAAGGCCAAGGGCAAGGAAAAGACCGAGAAGGCCCTCGACGAGGAGACCGTCGAGAAGGCCCGGCGGATGACCCCGGGCCGGATCGCCGTCCTGCGCGAGAGCCTGTCCAACCTCGACGCGCTCCTGAAGGAGGTCGAGGGCGAGGCCCCGAAGCCGGACCATCCGGCCGAGACCGGCTCCGTGGCCGACGATATCAAGAAAGCGATCGACGACGCCGTGAAGCCCCTGATCTCCAAGGTCGACGAGCAGGGCAAGTCGGTGTCCGAGGTGACCAAGCGTATCGACTCGCTCGAGGCGTCGCCAAAGTCCGGAGAATCGGACAAGACCGACGTGGCCAAGGGCGACTCCGACAACCTCTGGGCGGGCGTGATCTGACCTGTCAGGGACCCCACCGTCCGGCCCAACCTTTCGACGAAGGAGGCAACAGTGCCGACAAACGAAGAGCTGGTCCGCAAGGCCGTGATCACGACCGACGCCCTCGCCGCAGCGGGCGCCCTCAACCCCGAGCAGGCCAACAAGTTCATCGACTACGTCGTGGACCTTACCGGCCTCAAGAACATGGGACGGATCGTCCGGTTCAAGCCGGAGACCCTGGACATCGACAAGATCGGGATCGGTCGTCGGGTCGCGATGCCCTTCACCGAGGCCCGGGATCCGGGTGTCCGGCGTGGCGTGACCACGAGCAAGGTCTCCCTGACCCCGAAGGAGATCGTCGTGCCGTTCGAGATCGGCGATTCCTTCAAGCAGATCAACATCGAGGGCGAGTCCGTCGAGAACCACATCGTGAAGATGATGGCGACGCAGTTCGGGAATGACGTCGAGGAGCTGTATGTGGACGGCGACACCACCGGCCACGCGATCCTCGAGTCCGACTACCTCGACGGCGGCAGCTCGACCGAGTACGTCCAGGACGGCTACCTCGCCCTCCTGGACGGCTGGCTCCGGCTGGCCGACGACGGCAACACCGTCGACTTCGAGGGCGCGAACATCAGCGCCAACGTGTTCAGCCGGATGCTGAACGCGATGCCGATCAAGTTCCGGAAGCAGAAGGACCGTCTCCGGTTCCTCGGCTCGCCGGACCTCGAGCAGCTCTTCCGGGAGCGGATCTCGACCCGGGCCACCTCGAGCGGCGACCAGGCGTTGCAGAGCCAGCAGAACCTGACCCCCTTCGGGGTCCAGCTCATGCCGGCCTCGCTCTTCCAGTTCTACCCGCCCGTCGTGGAGCACCTGACCTTTACCGGCGCCGGCACCTCGGTTTCGCTGCGCTACGGCCCCATCGAGTCGGGCTCGGTCATCGTGACCACCTCGACCCTCGGGACCGTGCCCGAGGAGGCCTACGTCGAGACCACCGACTACACGGTGGACGAGACCGCGGGCACGGTGACCCAGGTCAGCGGCGGGAACATCGGGACCACCGACACCGTGAAGATCACCTACGGTGCCTTCCCGCAGATGCTCCTGACCCACCTCCAGAACCTGATCATCGGGATCGGCCTCGACATCAAGATCGAGAAGGACAGGGACATCTTCCGGGCCGTGAACCAGTACGTCATTCGGGCGAAGGTCGCGGTCGAGTTCGAGGAGGACGAGGCGATCGTGAAGGGCTACAACATCGGCGACTCGGTCTGATCCGA